AGGTCTTTCTGAATAATCGTTACGACGCCGTCTTTTTTGCGTCCCGCATCCACTTTGACCGTGATGCCACGTCGAGCTTTACGGGCATCCCACGGCAACAATTGGCGACCGTTTTGTGTCCAGCGGTATTTCATGCCCGACAACGCTTGTGCCGGGTAACTGCCTTGCGCTGCCACAACGATCGGGCTGGCGATTTGCTTGGCGTCTTTGGCGAATTGTTTGCGGGCCTCAGGGTCAATCTGCTTGAGGTCACGCAACATTTCCTTGACGCCGATCACCTCAACGGTTGCCATTAGCGACCCCGCTTTGCCTGTTGCTGTTGTTGTTCAAGCACATAAAACACGGTCGTCAGATCGCGTGTATCGAATTCCACTTGCGGCGGCCAGTAGCCCGTCATAACTAAGACCTCAGCGAGGGAGCGTCGCCAGGTGCCGCGATGGTAGGGGTTTCGTCGGTGGTTTCCTCGATCGGCGTAATTTCCATGTCCGGGTGTTCAGCGACCCATTCTCGCCAGGTGCCGGGTACTTTGTCGCCAGCGAGCTTGCAGAGGATGTATGCCCAGCAGCACATGTCGACAAAACCAATGCCTTTGCCGTCAGCCGATCGGCGGTTTTCGGTTTTCTCCCACTCGACGATGGCGAGCATGTTGGTGACCATTGTGCGGGGTTCGCGCCCATCTTTGAGGTCAATTTTGAGTTTGACGCGCATTAGTTACCTTTCGTCGGGCAAGGCTCCGCCAGCGCGGGCTTGCTTTGGTTGTTTTCAGCGCCGCCCGGTTGGGCTGGCGAGAACATGGCTAGCTGGTGGCCTTTGCGAGTGTGCCACCCGTGAACGTCAGGTCGATCGTCGAGAGTTCGCCGAGCGATGCGTTGATTGGGGTGTGGCTTTCGAGGTAGGCCGTGGTAAGCGTGTATGACGGGTTGGTTGCCGATACAGCTCCGGATGATGGCTTGATGACCAGCGTGGTGGTGGTGCCGACGAGGTTGTACACGCTCACCTCAGTTTCTGACGCGGCGTAGGACTGGTACAGCGTCACGGTGATGCTGTTGTTGGCAAGACCGGACGTGTAGGTGCGTGAGGTCGAGCCAAACGCGGTGTTTTCCAGCGCTTCAACGGTGTAGGTGATCGTGGCGGCGGTGCATTGATTGCTGAGGTCGACGCTGTTGATGGTCACGCTCGGGTTCGACAGATAAACGGAAGTGCTCATTGGGGTTGCTCCTCGACTGGTTCTTCTTTGACTTTAGACGACTTCTTCGGTTTGTCGGTGGATATGAGGCCACCGTCAATCAAGGCTTGCACGTTGACGCCGTCGGTTGGCTCAAACTTGTCGCCTGGTGTTCCGATGCGGGGGCTGACGATGATGTACATGGGTTCTCCTAGCTGGTTTGGGCTTGCATTGCGACGGTGAGATCGTAAGCAGGCAGGATCGAGCCGCCGATGTCAATAACGGTTGGGCGCCCGCCTGTGACGGCCACATTTTTGGCTAGCAGCTTGGCGCAAATGTTGAGCAGCGATCGCTGAGCATCCAAGTTAGCTGGGCCAAGCGTCAGCACCTTGACAGGGAATGTCAGTTTGACGATGTTGTAGTTCCAGCTTTCCCACGATGGTGCGTCAATAAAGCAGCATGGCGGGACGATGTTGCGGGGATCGTTGACGACTTGTAGCCCTGTGATGGTTTGCAGGGTTGCGGTCAGGTCGTCGATCGCCTCGTTGAACAGGTCGGTGTAGGCGGGTACGGGCATCAGGCCACCTGCGGGCGGTCAATCCCCAACAGCTGCTTCACCATGCCGGACAGACCGACAACCGGGGCGGTTGCCATACCGTCAAACGACGCGAACTGATCCATTGAGCCGCGCTGACGGTACAAAGCACCGCCATACATAATCGTGCCTAAGGTGACATCGCTTGATGGGCTGGTGCTGACGCTGTCAATGTATCCGGATTCCTGACGGCGTCGGTAGCAAAACTGATTGGCGGCTGCGGCGCATTGCGTCAAAAACGCTGCATCACCAGCGGTTGCGGTGCCGATCCCAAGCCAGTCCTCGATGTTGGTGGCGGTGATCCAGGTGCAGACGGGTGTGTATGCAAGTGTCCCGGTGGATGCGACACGCTCAACGTCACTAGCGGTCTTGGCGTACAGCACCTGATTTTGGATCGGTACCTGATAGTCGTACAGCAGGTCGCCTTCGGTGTCGGTGCCGATGTACAGGTATTGCGGGAGCGCGTAAACGGTGTAGGAGCCGTTGAACGTTGCGTCGACGCTTGCAACGGTTATTGCGCCGCCTACAACTACATCTGAGGGGGTGAGTAGTTGTAGGACGGCGTAATTGTCGACCAGGTACTTGTGGGTGACTGTGTAGGTAGCCATGAGCGGTTACCCCGCTCCCGACTAGGCCTGGGTGATCTTGCGGATCATTCCCGAGATCGCGGCGAACGTGGAAACGTAGCCGTGGAACGAGAATGTGCGACCGAGCGTTGAGGGCACCTCGACCGACATGAGGCCGCGCTGCTGCTCGTAGAACTCGTACGCATCGCCTGCGCCCTGTCCGACACGGGTGATGATCATGGTCTTGGCAGCAAAGTTGCTGTCAACGACCAGCTCGAGACCGAGCGGGTTGCCGTTCCAAGTTGCTGCGGAGCCTGCGCCGAGCGCGTTCTGTCCGGAAAGACCGTTTGCGATGAACGGGAATACCGGGCGGCCCGTCGTGTCGGCAAGCTTCCCGAGCTGTGCCCAAACGTCAACCGAAACGAACAGGTGTGTTGGCATCCAGTTGCGTCCGCTTGCGACGTCGTTGGCGGCGTCGTAGATGCTGGTGAGCAGATCGGCAAGGGTGCCGTCCCACACGCCCGACGAGGTTGCTGCGGTCAGCAAGTTGTCAGCGCAGAGGTTGTCCGAGGCGATCATGTATTCGCCCATGAGGTCGTTCAGAATCTGCTGCATTGCGGCCGGGGAAGTGAAGTCGATGTCCTGCACAGACAGCGTGACCTGACCTGCGAGGGTGGTCTTGCTGATCGTGTTTGCGGCGATGACCATCGTCTGTGCGGTGACTGCCGACAGTTCGGTTGACTGGGTGCCGACGTCGGTGTGCGTGGTGATCGTCGGACGAATAAACGTCTTTTGTGCGCCACCGTCCGGGTATGCGCGAGCGCCGACTGCATTTACCGCAGGCCTCAAGAAGTTGATATTTTGCACGAGAGGACCGAGCACGGGAACTGGGAGCAAGCCAGGCGTATCCGTTGTAAGCACGTCACCTGCTGCGGCCTGAAGTGGGGTGCGCTGCGTCTTTGCGTACTCCTGCACGGCTGCGTTCATGTTCTTGAACGTGTCGCCACCGATGTGGTAGGCAGCCATGAATTCGCCTGCCGACGGCAGCTTGAATTCGCGCTTTGGCTGTGCGGGGATTGGTGCGGTTGGGATCGCGGCCTCGACTGCGGCGGCCTCGACGACTGGTGCGTTTTCCATTGCTGGTGTCTCCTCTTGTGGGGTCTCTTGTTCAGTATTGCCGATTTCTTCTTCGGGTTGGTGGATACTTGCGGCGACTTCGGTGATTGCAGCTGCGTCACCGAACGCTCCGACCGGGACGAGCGACAGCTCTACCCAGTCGGCGGCTTCGACGATCATGGTTCCCGCTTCATCGAATGAGAATTTGGTGGGTGTCACTCCGATGGAAACTTGGTCAATGACGCCTTCGGACAGCATGATCATGGCGTCCTGGCCTTGGCTTGATGCTGAGATTTTGGCGGTGAACAGCATCCCTTCGGGGCTGTCGACGCGTTCGGTGACGACACCGACGGGCATTGTGCTGTCGTGGTACATGAACAGGCGCGGTGCCTTGCCCTCGACGGGTAGTGCGCCTGGCTTGATGATGACGTCTTGGCCGCCTGACACGGTTGCTTTGACGTTGTACGGTACGGCGACGCCGCTGATTTCGCGTCGTCCTGCACCCTTACCAGCGATGATGCTGATGTCGGTGGCATGAAATTTGATCATCGGTTTGCGATCCTCTCTTGCGTGTTTTCTTCAATGTTGACTTCTGATGGTTCATCCATTTTGTCTGCGCCGTATTCCTCTTCGAGGTATTCACGCGAATCGAATGCAACGTACGTCCCGCGGGGCAATACGTCGTCCATTGACAGGGTTGCGGCGATCGCTTCGGCGTACAGCTTGACGCCAAAGATGTAGAGGTCGGCGCGGGCCTGTTGTGCTGACTGATATGAGTACGACCCGGTCGACACGCCGACCAGGTATGGCGGGACGTTGCCGAGGCGGGCAGCTTCAAGCGCCGAATAGTTGGCGCTCTCAATCAACAGCATCTTGTCGGGCGTCATCGTGGTCGGCTCGTAGTTCAAATACTGGTTGAGCGCGGCCGTCTGATTGGTGGCTCGAGCCGCATTGAATTGAGCGGCAATGTCGGTCAATTCCTGCGCCGATAACGGTTCTCCGTCGGTCTGCTTGAGGATGCCCGCAGGGATTGAGCTGCTGGCGTTGCGGTTGCGGGCCGCCTCAATCTTGAGCGCTGTCTCGATGGCGCCTGGCGCCGAATAGATCAAGCCTTGGGTTGGGCTGAGGAATTGCACAAGGTTTGCCGGGTCGAGTTCGCCGCCTTGAAAATACACTTGGCTTGATGGCGCAAACCACACCGGGCCTGCTTGATCGGTGGTTTGGATGCTCCCGGCAGGTAGCCGGGTGAAGCTGGCGGGATAGCCGTCGGCGGTTCGTGATGTGATGTACCAAAACGCGCGACCGTAGAAAAACAGGTCGTCGAATGTCCACGCCATGATGTGTCCGTATGGCACGGTCGGGTCGGGTCGACGGAGCCATGACCTCGGCGCCAAATACACCTTGGTCATTTCTTCTTCCATTTCGTTCCATACTTCGTTGTACATCTTGAGCGGCATACAGCTGATCACGGATGCCATGAGGTCGCGCGCACGGTTGATCGCTGGCACCGAAATTGCGCGGTTGCGGGCTTCACCTTCTTGGTAGGTGTAGTACTGGCCGATCATGTTGACGCCCGTGTTTTGCGATGAATAACCAGGTGCGAAACCGACCGCGGCTTGCACGTCAACATCAACGGGCGTAGTGCTGATTGCGGCAGTCTTTTTAGCGAACAGGGCCATGCGTCAAGTGTGCCACAAGAATCGGGCGTTTATGTGTACCCGCCCGCCGACACGATCCCGACGAAAGGCCGGGGCGGGTACGTCGCAACACTACACGCTGACGATCATTGGGCGACCGCTTTGTGCTGGTCGAGCGACCATGCCCGCCGCCCACACCATGCACCGCGCCAGCTCGATCGGCCCAGGTGAGCGTTGCGACGACAACACCAACGTGTTCTGCGTTTTGACGGCAACAGCGCGTTGGACGTGTTCAGCAAGCATGGTTTCGCCCGTGTGTAACAGCCTGCCTTGGTTGATGAGGTCGCGCACAACGGGGGTGAGTTTGCCGAGTTCGGCGTAGCCGACGATGACGCGGCGGCGCTCAAGGTTAGGTGGGCAGATGGCGTCAATGCTTGGCGACATTGCGAACCGTACTGACGGGTCGGCGGCGACCTCAGCCAGTTTGTCGTACAGCTCACCGATTGTGTCAACGACAAACGCGATGGTGCAGATGGTGCGTCCGTCGGGCAGGTTGACGGCGCGCACGGCGGCGTATCGGCTGTCGTCCAGGCTGGCTTCGATGGCGATGATGCCGCCCATTGGGATCGGGCCTCGATGCTCGAGTTCGGGCCAGCGTCCGGGTGCGATCCAGCCGCGGGCGACCGTGACCCATAGGTTGAGGCTGGCGCGTAGGAATGATGCGCGGTCAGGGTTTTCGGACTCTTGTTGCAACGTGTCAAGGGTGAGGGTGTGGTCGATGGCGGGGTTGCCCCATGTCCACGACGCTGGCGACATCGGGTCAACGTGCGGCGGCGGCGACCATTCGGCCATGTAGTTGACGGTGGGTTGTCCGCTGTCAATTGCGCGTAGACCGTGTTCACGCCAACGCTGAAACAGCACCGATGCTTCCGTACCTGCGGTCGACATGAACAGGGCGAACGGGTTTTTGCGGGCGCGCTGAGCAGGCATCAAACCGCCCTCGACAACCTCAGCATCGACGTCAAACAATTCGTCGACGATCAGCAGGTCAATGCTCATGCCGTGGCCCGCATTGTGCTTAGCGGCTTTGATCCACCACGTTGTACCGTCCGGCATGGTCACTTTGTTGCGACCATACGACCGCGACACATACGCGCCGTACTTGTTTTCAAGAATGTCAGCCAGGTCATCAAAGACCATGACGGCAAGATCAAGGCGGTGCGCCACCGACACAATCGTCTGCTTTTCGCCCCTGATCTTCGGCATCTCCAACAGCCAAAACAGGATCACCGATTTCAGAATGATCGATTTGCCGTTTTGTCGGGCCACCGACCCCAACGCCGACCGATGCACCAACAGCCCCTCATCATCAAACGTCAACGCCCGGTCAAGAAAATGCACCTGCCACGGCATCAACTCAAGCCCAAGCGCGTCCAGGGCTATGTCCCCCACAAGCGGCCCATACGATCCGGCGCCGTCAGGGCTGATCGTTTCCAATCGAGGCTGGTCGTGGCTAGTTACCGCCAGTTCAGGCTGGTTCAAGCTGGTCTTGGGATATTCGAGATTGGGGCTCGGGTTC